TGCAAAAGTTGCCAGTGGGTTCATGACCGCGATGTCGTCGAATCCGGTCATGCTCGGTCTCGTGGTTATGAACCTCGCGATGGTTGGCATGCTGTGGTTCGTCATTAAGGTTGCCCAGGATATGCGCAAGAGCGAGTTCGAGATGATTTTCGCGCAGCAGAAAGAAGTGCAACAAATCCTCACTCGCTGCATCGTGCCGAACAAGACTGGCTTACCGCCTTCGTGGCTGCCGTTGATCGAGCCGTGGCCGATACAGGAGAAACAGTGATGTTGGATAAAGCGGCTCAAGCAGGGCAGCATTCGTATGTTGAAAGACAGTTCGATTGCTACGAGACACCGCCTTGTGCTGTTGAGGCGCTCCTGCGCGTCGAGGGTATCCCTCGTATTGTGTGGGAACCGGCGTGCGGGCCAGGCTCGATCGTCAGGGTTCTCCGTGCGCGGGGCCACTCGGTCACTGCTTCGGATGTCATAGATTACGATTGTGAGGATCAAATTCTTTTGGATTTTCTTAAAATTCCATTGGGCGACGTCGGTATGGAATCCATTGTGACCAATCCACCGTATCAGCTGGCGGAAAAATTTGTTCGGCAGGCGCTGAATTTTAGTCCGTTGGTGATCATGTTGCTGCGGTTGGCATTTCTGGAGAGCGTGCGGCGCACTGAGGTCTTGGAGAAGTCCGGCTTGGCGCGCATCCATGTGTTTCGTAATCGTCTACCGATGATGCATAGGAGAGGTTGGGATGGACCGAAAGCCTCCAGTGCCATGCCGTTCGCTTGGTTTGTTTGGTGTCGTGGTCACACTGGTCCAACCACGATAGACAGGATTAGTTGGGAATGAAATTTGTTCCGATGGTCTAGATAACCGTCGGAAAAATTTACGGGTGTGTGAACAGAAGCACAATTGTTGGAACAGTGTGAAGAAGTGCGACCGTAAACGATTCAAGGGTGTTTACTATGATAAACGACGAAAATTGTGGTGGGCACAACTCTATGCATACAGACAATCGTATTTTGGCGGGTACCACGCCACTGAACAGGCTGCCGCTCGTGCCTACGATCAAATGGCCAAAGAGCAACACGGACAGTTCGCTAGAACAAACTTTTCTAAGTGAGCGTAGGAAGAATTATCAGTTCCGCCCTGCGAGCTTTGCCCGCAGGTCACGCTGGTACTGGAAGCTGGTGCGGGATCAGTTTCAGTGTCAACCGTAGGAGGCTGACATGCCGTTAGGGATCGCGTTCTGGGTCATCATGATCGTGTGGTTCGTGTTTGGGCTGGTTTTACATGCCGGTATAGTTGCCGCTGGAACATGGGGAGCAACCGTCAGCTCCGTCTTGTTGTTCGTGTTGTTTGCTATCCTCGGCTGGCAGGTTTTTGGTCCAGCTATTCATAGAGGATGAGTTGCGGAACCTGCCCAATCCGCTACGGCGGAATGGGAGCGACCAGGGAAAGCAAGGGGGTACGGCCGGTGACCGTTGTTCGCGCGGTAGGTACGACCCCCACCGTCTTAACCATTTCTTAAGAATTAACGCCTAACTTCCTCCACGGACCCCAATCCGTGGAGGTTTTTTATGCGCGCCAACAAGCTCTCCGTGAACGCCACCAAGAAGGAGGCGCAGCACGACGTCGAATTTGCTGAGGGTGGCGACACCCACATGTTCGGCAAGCAGGCGGCGGGGCCGGACAAGCCTGGCAATACCGGCAAGGATCAGGCAGCAGCTCCGGGGCCGAAATATGCCGCTGGCGGGTCGACCAAGATGTTCGGCTTCAGCCCAGCGATTCCGCAGCAGGCGGGTCGTACGAGCGCGCGCTGACTGCAATAGGAGGCATGGAATGCCACCTCGTATGGCAATACCACGGTCGCCTAAGCCGTTGGGGCGACCCAAAATCATGGATCCAGCCAAGGCTGTGATCGGTCCGCCCCGGATCAAGCCCACCAGCACCCGCGAGTACGGTAAGGGCGGCACGCCCTACAGCGCGGGGCCGGACATGGGGGTCCGCGGTGCCGGCATTGTCGGGCCGATGGGACCAGGAGGGTACAATCCCTATGGCACGTAGACCCTACAAGAAAGACCTCACGGCGCTGACCAAGGGTGGGTCGATCAAGACCCACGTCGGCAAGGGTGCCAGTGAGCAGCGACGGGGCCCTGGTGGCGTTGAGACGCTCACTGGTGGCGATCCCATGCAGGGGATGGCCAATCAGTACCCCAAGTCGTCGCCAGAGCCTGAGGCACCGCCGGAGCCGGAAGAGCCCCCCGTACCGATGGGTCAGGCACCGGCGCGATCGCCGACAGCTTTGATGCCTCCAGGTGGAGGTGACGATGGTAATGAGGCTGCGTGAGCACGACGGACGAGCTGACGAAGCAGGCGCGTTTCATTCGGAACGCATCGCCGTCGGCATTTCAGGGTTTTTACGCAGCGTTCATCGACTACACCGATCGGCAATACGAACAGTTGGTCAAAGCTACCGAGAATCTCCCATTGGCGCAGGGTCATGCGCAGCAATGTCAGAAGATTCTGGACGCATTAGAGAGGGCTAAGAATGGTTGATGTCGTCGTTGATCAGACCCCGATGGAAAAGCTGCCGTACGATCCGAACGATATTCCCAAGGCAGTTCGAGATCGTGTGGCAGCAGTTGAGGCACTTTATAGAGGTTCAGACGGGACTCAGCCGTCTGGAGTGTCGGAGCAACCGCAACCAGACCCCGCGGTACCTCCGGCTGTGCAGGTGCCGGCTTCACAGGTAGAGGCCCCCCCGACCCCCGCCCCGTCGGCACCTGCCGTTGCTCCCCCATCCCCCGACGATCCCGATCCGAACTCGAACACTTGGAAAAGCCGCGCGCTGTCAAAAGAAGGACGGGATCGCGCAGAGCTTGAACAGGCACACAGGGATCTCGGTGATCTGCAAGAGAAATACTACAACGAGGTATTGAAGAGTCAGCAGCCACAACGGCGGACAGCACCCAAGATTTCAGCCACGCCGAAATACTTGACCCAGGAAGATGAGCAAAATTACGGCCGGGATTTGATCGATGTGGCGCAGCGGGCGGCGATGGAGACGGTCGTACCGCATCTGAAAACGCTCGAGCAGAAGAACGAGGAATTGCGGCGGCAACTGGCGAAGGAACAACGACGGCAGCTCGATAATGCGGTCGAGATGGCGGTGCCGGATTATCGCGAGATCGATCGCAACCCGCGTTGGCACCGTTGGCTGCTAGGTATTGACGTTTTATCCGGTCGTGTTAGACAGACTCTGTTGAACGAAGCCATTTCAGTTGGCAATGCCCCTAGAGTGGTGTCGTTCTTCAGAAGCTTCCTTTCGGAGGAAGTGGCCACAGGACACGTTGTTGAGTCAGCGCCTAGTTCTCAGCCGGCACGCGCCCCTAGAGAACCGGCGATATCCCTGACTAGCCTGGCGGCTCCTGGACGTGCTCGACCGGCGACTGGAGGCGATGCCTCGTTGCCAGCCGACAAGCCCACCTACACACGCGCTCAAGTCAAACAGCTGTATGAGCAGCATCGTAAGGGTGCCTATGTCGGTCGTGAGGCTGAGTGGGCACGATTAGAGGCTGATCTCTTCGCAGCTCAGAGAGAGGGGCGCTACCGGTAAACCGGGGGCTGCGCCGTCTAGATATATGAGATGTGGGGTAGCTCCCAAGCACAGGGACTATCTCGATGCCTATCCCCCAAACTAGTTATCCCGTTGCGGGTATAGCACCTCCCGCTGTCCCCCCGACTCCACTTACTCCCGTCGGCTCGACCGCCAACACCCTTGTGTCGACCGGATTCATTCCGGAAATTTGGTCGGCAAAGCTGGTCGAGAAGTTCTACGCATCTACCGTCCTTGCGGCGATCTCAAACACTGATTACGAGGGCGAAATCCAGAATATGGGCGATCGGGTGAAAATCCGAACCAAGCCCACCATCACGATCAAGGACTATCAGGCTGACGGTTTGCTTGGTCTCGATCGTCCGTCCGGTGGCAGCATCGAGCTGTATATCGGGATCGGCAAATACTTCTCGCTGATTCTCGACGACGTGATGGAAATTCAGAGCGATCTGAACATTCTCAGCATGTGGTCCGATGATGCCGCGCAGCAGCTCAAGATCACGGTCGATCGTGATGTGCTTGGCGGCATTGTTGGTGGTGCTGCTGCCAAAAACAAAGGTGCGACTGCTGGGATTATTTCTGGCAACTTGAACCTTGGCATCAAGGGCACGCCGTTGGCGGTGAAGCTGTATCCCACCCCTGGCACCGACACCAGCATCCTCGATGCGATCCTGCGCCTTGGCCAGGCGCTGGATGAGCAGAACATACCGGAGCAAGGTCGCTGGATTGTCATGTCAGCGGCTGCTGGTCGTTACATCAAACAATCTGAGTTGAGGCAGGCCTACCTCTCCGGTGATCCAACTTCGATGCTGCGAAATGGTCGTCTTGGTCAGGTGGATCGGTTTACGATCTACATCTCGAATTTGCTTCCGACCAGTGCGACGGATGCCACCAATTTTGCAGCTGGTGAGCAGATCATCTATGCCGGACATGCCCATGCGCTCACGTTCGCTTCACAGATCTCCAAAGTGGAGACGCTGCGATCCGAACTGACGTTTGGGCAGATTTTGCGAGGGCTGCAAGTCTACGGTTACCAGATCGTAGATGGCTCTGCTCTGGCACAGGCTCAGATCACTCTGACGTAAGGGAGTTGGGGGGCTTCGGCCCCCCAGTTTTTGGGAGGAATTGATGCCTCTACAAGTCTTGACAGATATCAAAATCCCTGCCGGCGAGTGGCTATCGAATGGAGTCGATTGCTCAGCTGGCAAGATTGTGCGGCTCACAATGCCGGCGGGATGGACACGGGCACCGTTGACGTTTCAAATTTCGTCGGATGGTGCAGGTTACAACGATCTTTTTGGCATGCAGAATAATGTTTTTTCTTTCATACCTCGTGAGATAAGCCTTCCAAATGTAACACCTGGTGTTGGTCTTCTCATTAATGCTGAGACTCTGCGAGGAGTTGCTTGGTTCAAATTTCGTTCCGGTACGCGTTTGTCTCCTGTGCCACAGGAGGCGGAACGTGAGTTCTCTGTGGCCATCGAGGTGCCTTAACCGTTTCTTAAGGATTGCGTCCTAGGCTCCTCCGGAAACGGAGGAGCCTAGGGTGGCAACATCTCCCAGCTGGTATGGCGATTTCAGCGACGACGATCAGCCGACGCTGAACACGGTTGCTGATTATGTCGCTGAAGCACGTACTCTGCTGCAGGACATAATTCCGGGTTATCGCTACGAAGATCCGTCGTTGTTGCGGGCGCTCAATCTGACTCTGCTGGAGGCCAAGCGGCTCCGGTCCGACCTGTTCGTGTTCAACCTGGCGGTCAAAGGCCAGGTACAAGCTTTCAAGGTGGTTGATGAGACCAAAGTGAAGATGGAGACGCCGTTTCGGCTCGCCATTTTGCACGGAGTTGTCGGTCATGCGCTCGAGCGCGATCAGGAGGATTATGAGGATCAAAGGGCGACGGCGTTCCTGGGGATGTTCACTCAAGGTCTAGTCGGCCATGGCCTTGGTCCCGTCACTGGTGGTTCACCGCCAACTGGCAAGCGTAGTGGGAAGGGCGCATGAGCGATCAAATAAACGATCCGTGTGACGCTTACTGGGCGCAATTGATTGGTCAGGCCAATGTGTCGTTGTCTGGTGCGTCCGACGTCGGGTTGAGAGTTCAGCTGTTCGATACGTTGCAACGATTTTTTGATGAGTCGAATTGTTGGCAGGAGTGGATCAGGTTCACCGTCATCCCTGATACGCTTGATTATCCGCTCACTCCAGTGAAGGGCGGTCGGATTTTGCGGCTGCTGGGAGTGATTGACCAGTTCGCGACCCCGCAATCAGTCATCATGCCGGAGATCGGCACGTTGCAGTTTATGTATCCGTATACCGATGTGCAGGATATGGCCGCGGTGTTCATCAAGACCGTCACTGATCCGTTGTCGTGCTTTCCACCAGGTGTTCCTGAGTGGCTGCTGCCAACGCATTATCTCACGCTTTTGAACGGACTGCTTGGCGGCATGATGCTGCAGCCGGGTACGAGTTACAGTAACCCGCAGCTCGCCAATTATCACACTCAGAAATTCCGTGACGGTATCGCTCATGCACGCACGGCGATGATCCGGGCCAATGCTGTTGGGTCTTCGTCTTGGGCGTTCCCACAGTCGTTTCGAGTATCCGGTCAGAGAGGCGGCGTGAGCACGTTCAATGTTCATCCGACGCCGAGGTAGTCATGTCGTGCTCTAAGAATGGATGTGCTCACAGTGTGACGTCGGCGCATGTTGATATGCGGATCGATAATAACGGGACGTGGAGTGACGCATTTCAGTTCGGTGAGCCGGACGACACGACGTGGACACTTACAGGCCAAGCGTTTTCAATGGATATTCAGCGAGATTATTACGACGTCACGCCGAAGCTCTCACTGACGTCAGTCAGTGGACAAATCGTTATTGATGATGTCCAGCAGCGAGTCATTCATCTCAATGTTGCTCCTGCAAATATTCAGACGTCTTTGCCGCCTGGAACGTATGTGTACGATCTCGTGATGTTCGATACGTCGACACCTCCGATTCGCGTACCGTTAATGCATGGCATCGTGATTGTCGAACAAGGCGTAACGTATCCGTAACCGAGAATGATTATGCCTTACAAAGATGCTGCAGATTATATTGAACAACATGTCCTCCATCAGGAGGACTGATGCCGATCATCGATTCTGATCCCGCGAGAATCAAGGCTCAGCCTGTTGTAGTTGCGCTCGGGCAAACCGGGCCAACGGGGCCTTCACCAGGAGCGACTGGTCCGACGGGAGCGCAGGGTCTGGCGATTGCTGGATCAACTGGTCCGACGGGAGTGCGGGGGACTGGACCGACGGGGCCGACGGGAGCGGGCGCTTTCACTGGTCCAACTGGGTCGGCTGGTTTGACGGGTCCGCCGGGATCGGCGGGGCCGACGGGTATATCTGGACCGACTGGTCCATTAGGGATTGAAGGACCAACAGGATCGACTGGACCAACAGGATCGAGTGGACCCACAGGTCCAGGGCCTTGGGTGCAGATTACTCAGGCTGCTTATAATGCGTTGAGCCCGCCTAACCCGGCTATATTGTATGTGGTGGTGGGATGACGTTATTGAATACAGCGAATGCAATCCGTCCTGGCAGTGCATTGGCCAGCAAGGCCTA